TTTCTCTGTATTCTTTAATTTTATCTTTATATTTTTCTTTATTTATTTTATAATTTTCTTTTTGTTTTTTATTAATCTCATCTTTATTTGTTTCTCTATATTTTTTATTAGTTTCTATTTTTTTTTCTACATTATTTTCTCTATAATCATTAGCATATTTTATAAGTTTATCTCTATTAGTATTGTAATATATTTTATCTATTTCTTTTTTATGGTCTTTAGTATTTTCTCTATATATTTTTTTTTGTTCTTTAATTTTTTCTTTATTATCTTCAATATATTCTTCTGGGGTTCTTGTTGGTATTACTACATTTATTTTTGCATTTAATTCTTCAATCCAATATCTTTCTCTTGATCTTGATTCATTACCATTTGCACATGGATATTCTTCAATTTGAATCATTGACCAATTATCCCATCCACCATTATCTCTAATTATTTTATATATATTATAATGATAGGCTTTATTTTCACACCTATTACAACTATATCTATGTTGATTTTTTCTTTTAGTAAAACTTGTGGTTGACCCAACATATAAATCTGTAATAGTTAAATCATTACAGACAATTTTATAAATAATAGTTTTAGAATAATCAATGGCAATTTTTGGCATCTTATAATATCTTATTTTTATATATCTATATCTTTTATTTTTTAATATGATTATCTAATACCTAACATATGCTCTGCTTCAATAGTATTTCTTTTCTTATCAATCAAAGATTTCTTTTTTAATGCACTCGCCAAATCATCATGATTATATATAGCACATCTATTTGAACCCATTAAAATTTGTGGGCTACTAGTTCGTAAATAACACCATCTTCCCCAATCACTATTTTTTAAATAATTTCTTAATTCTGCTGGAACTCCTAAATGTTTTTCTAAGCAATAAGTTAAATTACGACTTGAACTAATTTTTGGAAACCATACAATACCATTTAATTCTGTTAATATCATTTTAGTTTGTTTACCATTAGCACTTCTATGACTAATAAAACCACCACAATGAATGCCTCTTTTTCTGCCCATAGTAAGAACACTATCTACAACATTTTCTAATGCTTTTAATTTTTTTGGATTTGTAACACCCTCACAATCATCAAAAATTATGCAAGAAAAACCATTAGGGTTGGTTAATTGTTCTAATGTTGGTGGATTTTCTGCAAATTCATCATCGATTACAATTCTAGTATGTGGTATATCTGCAAATGCTGGATCATCAATATCATCTGATGAAATAATAATTTTATATTGTGGTTCAACATCATACATATTATCAAAGTTTTTCATAAATTGACTCGCTATTGTTGATTTTCCACTTCCTGCACCACCAGTAATAAAATTAATTGATACAAGATTTTCTCTTGTTTCTGGGCATAATTGAAATTCTAAATTATCTGGTAATTCAATTAATTCTTCTCCATCTTCATGGCCATCTTCTACAATTTTAAGAAATCCAATTGGTTTATTAGTTGTTTTATCATTTACAACTGCAACTGGATAACCAACTGGCTCTGCTTTTTTGCCCTTTCCACCTCTTGGCCTAGCTCCTAGTCTCTCTAATACTAACATTTTTAAAAAAGTTTCTGGTAAATAATAATATATTTATATATTAATATATATATTATTATATAAATATATTATTTAAAAAATAGAAAATTGGAAAATTAAATTTATTGAATTTGTCCGTTTTAATAAATACCTTTTGAAAATGTCTCTCGCTCCAATGTCAAATACTGCAAATATAATAGACCCACCGCCAGTATTTTCTTTAGAGGTAAATTTAGCCACATTAACATCTGGACTATCAACAATTAGTAAATTTGTAAATAGATCTAGTCCCATACTTTCAAATCCATCAGAATATTTTGTAAGTATTACTAGGTTACTAGTTGCAACTCAGAGAATCCCATTATGGCAACCACAATTAAATACAACTTCTCCAAATAATAATGGATTAAATACAATTTATAGTGTAAATTTAGTATATAATGGTATATCATCTGGACAAGTTTACATGCAAGTTATAAATAGTGATGCAACCGTTTCAGCACCACCAGCTTCAGTTACTACACAACCAACAAATGGTTGGGGTGATGTATTTTCATATACTACAATTACACAAATGGTAAATACTGCACTAGCAACTGCATATACTCAGTTAAAAACTAATTTAGGAGCTGGTTATGATTTAGATGCAAACCCACCATATATGACATGGGATGATACCACTGCATTATTTACAATGAATTGTTATCCATTATCTCAATATGATCAGTCAACCGGTTCAGATGTTGTAAGTATATATTTTAATACTGAATTTAAACCATTTTTATTAGGTTGGCTATTATATACAGAGACTAATAGTACAAATACTACAACTGGGCAAGATGTACTGTTAACACTTAGAAATGATGGCAATAATTATACCCCACAAGAATCGCCACCAGTATTTACTCCACCAGATTCTACAACAGTAATGTTACAAATGTTACAGGATATATCAAGCCCATGGTGTTTTGTTGCATTAAATAGAATTATAGTTACATCATCATTGCCAATAGCATACCCAACCCTTACAGACTTACCATTAAATTTAGCAAATCTTGTTACTAATAATCAATCATCACCGTTATTAATTGATTATTTAGTAAATTATAGTTCTGGTGGATCTTCAGCATTTCAACAGCCTATTTCATATAGTGCAACTAGTGATTTATTCTCAGCACCAATTAAACTAGGTGGGACACAGCAACTTTCAAGTTTTAGTGTTGGTGTATTTTGGCAAAATTTGCAAGGAAATATATTTCCATTAGAAACAATTGGATTAAGAAATTCATCATTAAAATTAACATTTGTTCATAAATCCATAATTGAACAAGGCCACCTATAAAACACTTTTTACCGTTCTACGATGCTTCGCCTCTTCGAACTCCAAAAAGCTGGCCAAAAAATATATAAAAATAATTTCGTGTAAATAAAACATTAATATTTAATTAAATTATAGTTTTCTTTTTTTTATTAAATATAATACTTTAATTTTGTTCAAATATATTTTTTAAATTTATTTAAATCAACTAAATCTAAAATGAATTTTGTAAAAGCCGTCGATGCTCGTATTAACATGGATACCCCAACCATGGTAATTTTCGAGTCTACCGCATCCGTCCAGTACCAAACCCTACAAGCCCCAAATTCATCAGACAATATTTCAATATTGATCCCAGTAACTAATGGCATGGGTTTATCTAGACAATTGATGCTTAATTGCAAACTACAATTTACCCTTACTGGAACCGCACTTACTAATTTTCAGAATGCAAATAGAATAGCATTGAGGGCTATGCCTGTAAATCAATCTATTAGTTCACTCAACATACAAATGGGGACAGGAGGTGTCCAAATGGTGCCAAACTTATTTACAAGTGCATTTTTACAATATAATAATGATAGTTATGCACAAAGACAAAATCAAAGTGGAACTGCTAGTGCCGTCGATACTATGGCCTTATATTCTAGTGTTGTCGGTTTGGCTAGTTCTCCATTTGCTCCAGGCTTTGATGAGCAAACATCAAATAATATTAATACGGTAAGAACTAAACAAATGAGTAATTTTGTATATAGTGCCGATGGTACATCTTTGACATTTGATGTAGAGGTAACAGAAGCATTAATTGCATCACCTTTTACATATGAAGGACTAGCTGATCCAAGAAAAGCAATTTTTAATTTATCAAATGTGGTTGTAACTGTCGCATTTTCAAATATTGCATCAAGATTTTTATCGTATGCAGTTCCCACTGGTACTACTGTTACTAATGTTTCTTATACATGGAGTAGAGCACAACAAATATTATGTGAATTTGTTGCACCATTTGAGGATTCTATTTCAAATGCCACTCGCCCATCATCATATAATTATACATTCATTCAAAGCAGTGATACTCAAATTGGTGCACTCGCATCAGGTTCTAGTGTCCAAGTACCACTTAATACTTTAACATTAGGAATTATCCCAAATACAATTTTGGTTTTTGCTATCCCAATGAGCGGACCCGCAAATGACACTGCCACTGGTGCACTATTACCAACTATAAATAGTACAGCTATATCATGTTCCGATTTCTTTTTCCCAATATCAAATGTTAATATCCAATTTGGAGAAAAGCAGGGTTTATTGGGGCAAGCATCACAATTTCAATTGTGGTCAATTTCTAAAAAGAATGGCTCAAATGTTGATTATCCTCGTTGGATTGGTGCACAAGTTAATAGCAGTGTAGGTGTTCCATATGGAAATTATGGGGGTGGGGTTTTGATATTAAACACGGCACAGGATTTGGGACTCCCAACTACTACTTGTGCTGGTATGGTATACCCTTCAAATTTTGGCGGTAATGTTACTGTTACTAATACTACTGGGCTAAATTATCCGTCTGGTTGTATTCTTCGTGTTGTTGCACTTACAGATGGTTGGATTACCACTGCTGGTTCTGGAAATATTGATCAACATGTTGGATCAATTACTCGTGAGATGTTAAATGCTGGAGACATGCCAGTTATAGAAGAAGATATTATCCGTGCAAAATCAAGACAATCTGGATATTCTGGAGGAAAATATAGTTGGAATGATTTCAAGCATGATATGAGTTCATTTGCTAATTATATTTCACCAGTTAGTAAACCAATTCTTGGGGCATTAACTAATAAGGCAGTTGCACAAATTAATGGGTCTGGAAAAATGCATAGAGGTAAAGTTCGTGGTCTTCTAAAAGGATATTTTTAAAACACTAAAAATAAATAAATAAAAATTTCATATTAAACAAATAAAAATATATGTATATAGATAATAAAAAATTTTGATTTATATTAATACTAACTTTTTAAGATGGCACAAATAACAGTATATCAAAATTATACTATTGCAGGAATGAGCATTGTAAAAAGATATGATTTTATAGATGATATTTGGCAAATGATAAAAGAATATATGGGAGTTGATCATGGTATTCCATTATCATTTATTCCAAGATTTCTAAAATTAACAAAAACTAATATGTGTGGTGTATCTAATATTCTGATATGCTATAATCCACAAAATGCAGTTAATTTAAAAACATATAAAAAAAATAGACTAATAAAAAATATCTTAACTATATTTTGTAATGAATTTTCAAAGAAGCCATTGCATATTAGAACTGGTCTAATGGCTATAGCAATTAATTATATTAATCGTATTTAATAAATGAAATAAATTATTTTTTTTTTTGAAATATTTAAATGTAAATATATTATAATATATAATATATATATAATCATTATTTTTTTGCTCATATTTTTTTTAAAAGTATAAGATGTCAGGAAGAACACAAACAGAATCAACAAAAGAAACATATAAAAAAAATCTGCTAAGATTAAATGACAATAAGGAAATTAAAAATTATAATTTTCTAAAAAAGACAGATAATATATTACAAAAAATATCGCATCTAAAGCCAAACTCACAGAGATCATATTTAATCTCAATTGTTAGCACAATAAAAGGATTAAAAGGGTTTGATATGATCAATAAATATTATTATAATTTAATGATGCAAATGAATAAAGATTTAAAAGTTAATAATACAAAATCAGAAACACAAGAAAAAAATTGGATTTCTCAAGATGATGTCATGCAAGTATGGCAAAATTTATATGATGTTGCATTTCCACTATTACAATTAAAAAAAGTAAATGCAACACAATGGAATGATATATTGCATTTTATTATTCTCAGTTTATATACTTTAAATCCACCTCGTCGCAATCGTGATATGCAAGCAATGATTTATTTAAATGCCCCAAAAGATTTAGGTGAAAATTTTAAAGACTTTAATTATATGGACAAAGATAAATTTGTATTCTATAATTATAAAACATCTGGGACTTATAACTGTCAAGAAATTCCAATATCTCCAGAATTATTAGAATTGCTAAAATTATATGTAAAATTACACCCATTGAAAAAAAATAAAAATCCATTTCTATTAGTTCATTATAATGGTGAGCCATTAGACAAAGTAAATGATATAACACGAATACTAAATAAAATATTTAATAAAAAAATAGGTGTATCTATGTTGAGAAATATTTATCTAACGGATAAATTTAAAGCTCCAATGAATGAGTTGCAAGAAACGGCACATGCAATGGGGACTTCTTCTGGTGTTATAGAAAATCAATATGTAAAATTTGATGATAAAAAATCAATTAAAGATTTAAAAGATATCTAAAATGGGCGAAATTTAATATTGATATATATTAATATTTTTTTTGAATGGGCAAATTAGATATTTACGGTAAACATATAAAGTTATATATTCAATATGAAAAATCTAATATTATATAAATGATATGAAAAATCTAAATATTATATGATATATACAATGAAAAATTTATAAATTTTTAATGACTATTATCTATTTAATATCTTAATTATTTAGATATTTCATAACTCAAATGTAATATTAGATATTATACTGTAAATATCTAAATAAAGATAAATAAGTATGAAACATCTAAATAAATTATACTATATATACGTCATAAATTTCGCCCCATGTATTCAAAAAAAAAATAAATATTAATATATATCTTAAATTTCGCCCTTTATCTATACTGTTTTAAATTTGCCAATGATGCTGGGTTTTTTCCTCTTGCATATTTATCTTCTTTAATACCATATAACCCATATAAATTGAAATCATTCTCTCGTATTGATTGCTTTTTTTTTCTTATTATTTTATCAATTGGTATTCCTTGGGCTTTTGCCATTTCTCGCTTAGTATTATTTTGCATAAATTTTGCAAACATTTTGCCATCTAATCGTGTTCTTTTTTGTGTTAGTCCATTTTTTTTACTATTTACGGTATAATGAAAATATTTAGGATATAAGTATTGATTTACAATCCGCATTGGCAAAGCATTCGCATCTTTATATGTATTTAAATAATATTTAAGATCATTATCTTGACTGGTTAATACCTTTCTATATTCTGGCTTTAATACTTTTTTTGATAGATGTGATAATGCTATTGCATCTGCTTTTTCTAATAAATCAATATTATGTCTTGCCCTTTTTTTATACTTTAGTATATTACTCATTTTTTTTATTGTTATATTTATATATATAAAAAAATTAAAATTTAAAATTGATCATGCATTATTATCTCGTTGACTTTCATTCGCTCTGGGACTTGGTGGGGTTCGTTCATCTAATTCTACTTCTAATGCTATATTTCTTTGTATTTTTATACATCCGCAACATTCCACCGTTTCGCACTTAGAACGATATGCCATTCTTGCCATTGCTAATATAAATGCTATAATACTTGTAATAACAAATGTCCAGAATATCTCTGATAATTCAACCATATTTATAGATAACTATGTAATGTCTTATATTATATTATTTTTATTTTTTTTTGTTTTATTTATGCTGGTATTACAAAAAGAACGACATTAAAATTGGTAGGGGTTATATCAGCATTTGATGTATTCGTAACTGCTATCTCAATATCGCAATATCCAGCAAGCCCATTAGATGCAACTAATGGATTGGCATAATTAACAAGAAGAATACCATCAGTTGTAGCACTGCAATTACCAATTGCAGTAATATTACCAAATGGTGGAGGAGTTGCAAGATTTGAATATTGATAATTTCTATATTGAAAAAATACTCCAGCAACATCACCAACACCAGAACTGGCAGGAACTGCTGTAAATGCGGTAGGGTTTAAATCAGTAATTCTAACAACTTGAATAGATGCAAATGAATCATTAGCAAGAGCACTTGAAAAACTCAACCCACCAACACTAATTGGATATGTTCCAGAAATTGAACTCATTTTTTAAAGTATTTCAAAAGCTTAAAAAATATTTTTTATGTATATATTAATATCATAATAAATTTTAAATTAATTATTAATTATTAAGTTTTATTACTTATGCTGGGTCTATCCAAAGTAAGCTTCCACCAGCACCCCCAGCACTTAAAACTTGTCCAGCATTGCCAGCTGAGTTAGTAGAATCATAAATCGCAGTTGGTCTAATACCACTTATATAAATTCTTAATGGTGGAACTGTTGCATTAGTCACTGGGGTAGTTGCATCACCAATATAAATTGCCAAACCTTGAGTGGTCAAACTATTTATTGCTATAATATCAAACTCATCTTGCCCATTAGAAAGATTGTGAGCAAAACTTAATGTACCGTCTGTATTATATGATCCAGCACCTTGATTGCCCATATTCGCAAAAGACATAGCCCCACCACTTGATGTAAATCCAGCAGTTGCTGTAATACTTGATCCAGTAATTGTAGTCCCTTTAATAGCACCAACATTAATTGGATATGTTCCAGAAATTGAACTCATTTTTTAAATTATTTCAAAAGCTAAAAAAATATTTTTTATGTGTATATTAATATGGTAATAAATTTTAAATTAATTATTAATTATATTTTCTTCTTGATTTTTTTATTATTTTCTTTTTGGACAATTTTTTATATTGTTTTCCACCAATCATTTGATTTGGATCAAGCCTATCTAAAATATCTATATTATGTTCAGTTAATGGATTTAAACTTTCCGCAGGTATTAATGTGTCATGTCCTCTATTTGTACCATGTAATCCAACAGATACAATATCGCCAGATGATCTAATATTATATTCATTTTGCAATGGTCTTTCTCCTTTATATGCTGGATTTAAATTTATTATTTCTTTACTATTTTGACCATGTGCTCTTGCATTTACACTTCCTTGACTATGAGCAAGAGTTGATACATTTTCTGCTCCATATTTATTATGGGTTGCATCTTGCAATTTTTTACCTTGTTTATATCTATCAGTATACTTATATAACCCTAATGCATACATACCGTTATTGTACCAATCGGCACCAGAATAAGTACCAGTATGAGTTAATACTGCATGATTTTTATCTGGGTCATAATATACAGAACCATATTTATTTGTTAAATCTGAATCTAAATCATAAGTATCTATTGTTGCTGGTGGATTTTTTTTATTTGCTATTGCATATGATGATTTAAAAAATTTATTTAAATTTCCTACAGATATTTTCCCACCACGATTTAGACCGTTTCCAGTAAAACCTTCTTGGGGTTGAAATACTACTTCTTCATATTCTTCTGCTTGCCATGGTGTTAGATTTTGGGGGGGATTTCGCCCCACATCCTATTCTTCAAAATTAATCGCATCTGTATACATTGGGTCACGGCCAAATATATCTTGACCACTAAGACCAAATACTTCTGCATCTGATAATGGTGTTGCATTAATTTTAGATTGAGCCATAGCACTTAATATAGGATCGCCAATATCGGATTGAGAATATGTTGACCCAAATGATGGGGTATCATATGCACTAGACTTTCTACTAATAAATCGACCTTGAGCATCTCTTCTTGTAGTTGAAACTACACTTGGAGGGTTACTACCAAATTGACCTCTAACATCTCTCCCCCTTCTACCTTCAAAATCAAATACTCCAGATTCTCCATATTCTGAAGGCTCTGGTGAATCTGGATAGTATTCGTGTGCATATCCTAAATCTTCAACACTTTCTGAGGCTGTCGATGGCTCATAACCAAGTGCGAGTCTTGATCTATCACCAATTGCTAGTCTTGGTTGTCTAGATCTACTTGATACAGATGATGGCAATGATTCAATTCGTACGGTTTCAGTAAAGTTATTTTGCCTTGGCCTTTGTGCTGTTCTATATAATTGCTCAACTCCTGTTGATTGCCTAAATCCAGTTGATGCTCTGGCAAGTTCTCCAGTTGAGTCAAGAATTGGTGCATATCCGGTTCTTCCAGTGGCAGATGTAAATTTTTCTAATTTAACTGGTTCATATCTTGGTAATTCTCTTAAATATGATGGTGGCTTTGGTGCTCTCGCTTCATATAATGTACGGTATAATTCATCTTCATATTTTTTCTTATAATCAACTTTTTTATTAAGATCATTTAATATATTATCTGGGATATAAAATTTTCCTTTTTTGGTTTGTTTTTTGAGTGGTGGTGTATTTCGTGGAATTGTCGTAAATATGGATTTTCCACCCCTTGGAGTCATACTTTCTTGCATTATTAAATCACTTAATGTTTTTGGCATTTTGCTTTTACCAAACACTTTTAAAAAAGCTGACCAAAAAAAACTAATTAATTTACTATTATATATAATTAAAAAAAAACAAATTTAATTTATTATTAATACACTTTTTACCGTCATAGGAAAATGACATTTAATATGCAATATTATGCATTTTAATATAGTGGCTTGCCTGTGGCAATGATAAACCATGTTGCATCATTACTTGACGAACAATTGCACCTCTTGCTTGATTTCTAGCATGGCCAATAGTTTTTCTTGGTGCTTTTTTAGCTGGTGCTCTTTTTTTGCCACCTATTAGCAATCCACCAGAGCCAAAGCCCATTAAACCGCCATAATGTTGACGGCTTGCCATGTCATGTTGAAATGGAGAAAATCCAGCTCTTGGCATAGCACCTTTTCTAGGCATTGCACGAGTCATTGCACCTTTTCCAAAAAGATGTCCAATACCTGGAGTTCTTGATGAAATATTTGATACTGGAGATAGAATATTCAATGCATGCATTAAATCTGCTTTTGTGATACCTTTTGCTGGCATTTTTAAAAATTACTTTTAGAAAAAAATTGTATGTAAAATTTATGTTATGTTATATAAATATATATATAAAATATTTAATTTATTTAATTAATTGATAATTATTAATCAACTTTTTCAACACTATCATTCTCATTTTTAGCAATTTCATTCTTAATTCTCTCTCTATATTTTTTTTGATATTCTTTTTGATATTCTCTATATTTTTCTAATTTTTCTGGATCAGAACTTATTCTATTAACAACATTTGAAATAATTTTTATTTTATTTGCATCATAATATTTTTTCTTATATGATTTCATTTTTTCTGTATTTTTAGCATTCCACTTTTTAACCGCATTATTTCTTTGCTCCATTAGTTTATCATATTTTGCAATTTTATATTCTTCTGTCATTGGATTTTTACAATTTTCCATTTTGTCAAATAATAATTTATTATATATATTAATAGATATTTTATATTTTAATATAAATGTGAAAAAAAAAATAAATAAATAAATATTTTATTTTTGGTAAGCTTTTTTTAAAAGTGTTTTATAGATCATACATTTCATCTAATGATATATCCCCTTCTTCATCATCCTCTTTTTGTTTATCATTCTCATCTTTCTTTAAAAATCCCTCTTCTAATAATCTTTCTTTTACAATTTCTAAATCCATATCAAATACATTTACAGAACTTCTTTTACTTGTAATTCCAACTTTTAAATCTACTAAATTTGACATAAATTTATGCTGTGGTAATACATATTCAGATTTAATATTATATTCTGCACAAAATTGTTTATAATCATCAAATACACTTGCAACTGTATATCTTGTTTGTATTGGCTCTTCTGTTCCTTTAATTTCATTCATTGTTTTATGTCCTAATATTTTTCTTTCAATCCAATCACAAATAAATAATATATCGGATGAATGATATTTAATACTCATATCCATATATGCTTCAGTTTTTACTTGCGACCAATCAACATTTGATAAATCCCTTTTATTTAGAAAATTATAAAATGTTGCTATAAATTCATCACTTCTAAATCTCGTATTCATATCGCCCCAAAACTTTTTACCATATTTTTTTCTATCTGCATATTTGCCACTACCTTCTGCAACATTTAATCTTCTTTCGCCACTTCTAAAATCAATTGCAAATGGTTGTTGCTCATTTGTATAAAATATAGGCAATGCTGTATTTCTAACTTTTACAACTAATTTAAATTTTTGATTCATACTTTTCCACTCTTCTGTGATAAATGCTTTAATTGTTCCTTGTGCATCTCTACTTTCTTTACCAAGTTGACATTCATTTAAATTTATTATTATTTTTCTATAATATCCATCAGCATAAGCACCAAAGAAATCTTTTTCATCACAAGATGAAATATAATATTCACCTAAAAGAATTTCAAATGGTACTAATGACATGTTTTTTCCTTCACCCTGTTTTGATTTAAATATAAATGCCCCTGCTTTTGGCTTTTCATCTGGATATTGAATTTTATGTGCAAGTGAATTAACATATAGATCATAAAACTTTTGATTTTCTCCGCATAGTTCAAAAACTAAATCAGACCATATTCTTAATAAATTATTTCCTTTTTCTGGTATTGGTGTATTGCATTTTATTGAATATCCAAAAAATGTATTATATGTTTTTATTCTTACACTATCCCAATAAGTTAATTTTTTTGCAATTTTATTACTTGGCATAAAATCAACATTATGATATGATCTAATTTTTGCATCATCTAACCAAGCTTTAATAAATAAATACTTCCTTTTTACCATTTTTTTAACCTTTACCCCTTTTGTATTTTCTTTTTCTTCTTCTACCATTTTTACATAGTTTTTATTTCTATGTGCTTTTTCAAGTTTAGTATCTGTGGTTTCGTGTAATTCTAATTTTCCATAATCATGTTCAGACCAACATAATTGATAATATGCCAATGGTGTATATACTTTAAAATGAAATATTTCAAAATATGGCTTTTTATCGTCATATGATTGTAATGTTTCAAAATATTGAGTATCAAAATATTCAAATCCGCCATCAAGTTCAGTTTTATCTGCCATTTCTAAAAATTCAGTTGGTCGTTTTACTTTATATTCAATATCATATCCTAAATTACTATCTTCTCTAATATCGGCCATAGTTCCATATATAGTATTAAATAAACATAATTTACCATCTTCTTCTGGATTCTCAGAAAATAAACTTCTTTGAACTCTTATTCCATCATGTTCTAAACTTCCATATTTTGGACTACCACATCTAATATATAATTTTTCTAAACATAATGCTTCAATATTTTTTACAACTCTTGATAATAATTTAATATGAATATTATTATCATTTTCAGCGAATTTTTTATCTTCCATAACTTTTAAATATACTTTTGGATTTTTTGTAAAGAATAATTCAGATATTTTAACAATTTCTGCTTTAAATTGGTTTAATTCATAAATATCAAAACTATTTTGAATATCATTTTTAAGTTTCCATCCATATAATGAGCCCCCATTCATCAAAGATGTAAATAATAATTTTGCTAATCTTGAACTACATGTATATCTATCAATAACTCTCTTTAAATATTCATCTCTTTTAGTAATGTATAATTGTAATTGTGGTAACTCTTCTGGATTCATTTTTAAATCTTTAATAGCAATATTCCAAATCAAAGTTGCTTGACTATTAACCATATCAATATCAATATAATCCTCATCAGCAACTGTATTTTTAACAGCACACCAAAACATACCAAATGATTTATCCGCATATAATCTACCATAATCACAATCAGATGTAATACCAAAATCATAAATAATTTCTTTTTCTCCATCAGTCCCATAAGTTAAAATATAATTATTCATCTTTGGGACTTCATCTTTATCTAAAGTTTTATATTTATGATCATCAGTTATAGTATCATCATAATCAGCAACTAATATTTTTCGCATTTTTGAAATGTCATATTTTTCAGTCATCTTTACACCCACTAAACTCGATTTTCTCAAATAATCTTTTGGACTCATTATTTTTTTGAATTTTTAAAAAATAGAAAATAACAAAAATATTTATTTATATATATTTATATAAATATATTTTTCTAATATAATATTAATTAATTCAAAATTATTTATTTATAAAAAGTGTTTGGGAGTAAAATTTATCTTTGGGAAATTTTTATATCATTTGGGAGAAAAAATAGTCATTTGGGAGGTAAAATATTTCATTATTATTTGTATATTGCAATATTAGACAATTATAATACTATATACATTATATTTATATACTTTACAAGATATTTATAGAATTTTATAAAATATAAAAATATAAATTTATCATCATCAAAATATTATAATTTATAAAGTTTTGCAAAATGTCATATATTATTAAATTATTAGTTCTATTGTATTATTATGGCCTAATACTGTAATATATACATTATATACTCATATTTTGCCTCCCATTTGACTATTTTTTCTCCCAAATGATATAATATTCTCCCAAACATTATATTAGAAATAAATATATATTGTTTATATACATAAATATAATATTATGTTTCATTTTCAAATTTCTAAAATCTGTAGAGTAATGAGAGAATATCAGAAAATGAATAATACAATAGAAATGTGTATGACAAATACTCAAACATTATATGATATTATTAAAGCAAGTTTTCCATCTGTTGATGTAAAAGCAAAAGCTGTAATTTGTTGTAATACAATGGATGCAAATAATGATGATCATGATAGAACACCAATTTTAAAACAAACTATTCATTTAATGATTATTGCAGATGGTATATATTATGAGCCATCATATGAATTATATTCTTCAAGAGATATTCAATATTTTAGTAGTATTAAAAATTTATTAGAAGGGGTTATTCCAAATGATATAATCAAAGATAATATAAAAGATACATTGCAATCATTTTTAAGATTTGTAAAACTTGAAGAAAAAATAAATTCTGGTGAGTTTTCAATAACTGATAAAGACTATTATAATAATCAATTAGATTATATTCAAACAAAATTGAACTAAATAATTATTTATTTATATTAAATATAAAAAAATATATATTAATATATATAAATAATTTTTATATTTTTTGTAAAGTTTTTTAAAAAGTAAAATGGAAAATCGTTTTGAAATGACAGATGCTGAGAAGTTTTTTCTTGAAGAAGCATTATTAATAACTGCTGAAAAGTATGAAAAATTGAGACAGCAAAGATTGAATGCAACTAAAAAGTGGAATTCTAATCATCGTGATAAGGTAAATGAATATAATAAATTTTACCAAAGAAGATTAAATGCAAAAAAAAGAGAAAATAAAGAAACTATTAAAAATACTAATGACCCAGAAGAATATAAAAAATATCAAGCTGAATATAGACAAACTAAAAAATGGAGACAATTACCATTCTTTAATTCTGATATTATCCTCTAAAAAATGGCTTACCCAAAAATGATATAGGATACCAACCAATAATAAATTTAATTCCTTTTTTTTTGTCAATTTCTTTTGTTGTATAATGTGTATATTTATTTGGATTAGTTTGTCTAAATCTATAATAATGCTCTTTTTCATCAATTTTATTATATTTAAGCCCATGCTCATATAACCAGTCAACACATTGTCTTGGATCCATTTTATTCTTTTTGAAAATTACACTTTGAACTTCTGAATGTTCCATTTCAAAAAAAAATGTTATTATATTTATCTAATTATTTTATTATTAAATTTATTTTTTAGTCAGCTTTTTTTTTAAAGTGTTTTATACTGGAATTAGGGCAAATTCTTTTGTACCATTTTCAGTGCATACTCCAAACTTTGATATCGCAAATTCAACTGAATTTACAGCACTTGCACTATTAGATCCAATACTGAATGCAAGTATTACTTCTGAAGGTGCAAATGCTCCAACATTAGATGACCCAACTGGTGATAATTGCATATTAATTAATGTTTGCCCATAATATGATGGTGTTGGACAATTGCCACTAACATCCATAAACATGCAATATCTTGTATTTGCAATTGGTGTAATAGATTGTGTAAAAATATAGGTTCTTTTTGATTTATACCAATTTGGTGGGCTTGGTGTATCATTTTGTGTATAAATTGTGAAAAATGCTGTATTATCATTACTTGTTGTATTTCCATTAAAATAATACATATATAAACCCAAAACTTGAGATACAGTCATAGTTGATGAAGACCCCCCAAAATACCAGTTAATTTTCAAACTTGGGGTTATGTTCTTGAAGTACCATGCAGGACTGAATGCATATGTATTAATAATAGTTGCAGTTGGTACAGTTGGTGGGGCACCATCGGCATATATTGCAGGCGAGATATTTTGTAATGATGTATTAGTTTGTTTAACTTTAATATTTCGCAATGTTGTATTATTTAGTGATACACTATTAAATGTCAAATCCGCCGTTGATAAAACAGAATTATTAGTTCCATTATTTAATGTTAATGTTCCAGCGGTTGCATTTAATTTTGCAGTTTCAATAGTTCCATTATTATAATATAATGATGTTAAATCTGATCTTGAATATGTCGTTTCAGGTTGATTAGATAATTGAATAGTTGGGTTATTTTCTGGTACTTGTAAATATACAACTGAATTTACCCCATTGCCTGCACAAAATCTATTATAATTTTGTGCACCATTAGTTGGTGGTTGAAGTTTAACTCTATAATTTCCTGTGCTATCATAAACAGTTAAATTTTCACCACCAAATATATTAACTTGATTACCAGAAGCGGTACTTGTAAAATTCATTTGCCCATCTTGTAATGATACATTTGCCAGACTTCCAGAGACAGAAAATGCCCCAGTCATTCCAAGATTATTAACATTACTAATATTATAATTATTAGCATTTAGATTTTGAGTTAAAGTTCCAGAAAATGTTCCAGTTGCACCAGTTGCACCAGTTGCACCAGTTGCACCAGTTGCACCAGTATATCCAGTTGCTCCAGTTTCTCCAGTTGCTCCAGTTTCTCCAGTTGCTCCAGTTGCACCATCTAATCCAGTATTACCAGTTGAGCCAGTAGCACCAGTTGATCCAGTTGCACCATCTAATCCTGTCGCACCTGTCGCACCTGTCGCACCAGTTGATCCATCATTGCCCTTTTCGCCAGTAGCCCCTGTGGCACCTGTATACCCTGTCGCTCCAGTCTCTCCCATATCTCCCTTCTGACCTGTAGACCCTGTATAGCCCTGTGCTCCAGTTGATCCAGTCGCCCCAGTTGCACCAGTTGAACCGGTTGAAGATGCGGTTCCATCTTGCCCTCTTGCTCCAGTTGCTCCAGTTGATCCAGTTGAACCAGTAGCTCCGGTTGCACCAGTTGCCCCAGTATTTCCAATAGCACTATACAAGATAGTACCATCTGAAAAATGCACACCGCCACTATTTTGAAGATATAATCCATTTGCTTCAATACCACTGCTTCCAGCATCTGCCAATTTATAAATCCCATTTGTATAAATAGAACCAATTGACATTTTACTTTTTACTGACTAAAATTTTAAAATTTTAAATTTGTTATATTATATATAATAAAAAAAAACAAATTTAATTTATTATTAATGCAATGGCATTTATTCTGAAGTAAGTGTTAAAACGACTTCATCTGGGGTATTAATGAATGGTATATCATCAATAACTTTATTGATCATATTATAATATTCATCTGTATCTAAATCTGTAAAATAACTCCTGCATACAGCATGCCTTCCACATGAATTAACATTTTTAGATAAATCTTGTAAGGCATATTCATTATAATACATATCAAATCCACTATTATATAATTGTTCTAATAAATATGGTTTTTCTTGCCCTAGTTCTTCTAATACTGTATTATTTATACCGTTTTTCCATTGTTTTGAATCTGGAGTATTACCATAACTATCAACAATATGTATACCCTTTTCTTTTCCATTTTCTTTTATAAATATACAAATCCAATGACCATATGTTGGCTGTTGTCTTACAAGCATAATTATACATTTTGATGGGCTTTCTAATAATGATTTAATTAATCCATTTTCAATAACTTCAGAATATGTTAATACACTAACATTATTATCTGTTAAATTTCTTATATCTGAATCTGATAAACTATATTCCATATCACTTTTTAAAAACGGACAAATTCAATAAATTTAATTTTCCAATTTTATTTACTTATATATAAGTATATTTATATATATTTTTAAAAATAAAATGGTAAAAATAGTAAATATAATTGAAAGTCCAAGAAAGGGAAAAAGACTTAGAGCATTAGTCCTAAAAAATGATGAATATGGAAATATAATACACCAAAATGTAGATTTCGGATTAAAGAATCCAAAATTTGGCACATATATTGATCATGGTGACAAAAAAAAGAGGCTTAACTGGTGGAATAGACACTATGGAAATGCAAGGGAGAAAGAATTAATTGATAATATGACTATGAGTCCAGCTTTACTAAGTGCATATATTTTATGGGGTGATTCAACAGACTTAAATGAAAATATAAACTATTTAAATAGTTTTTTGAAGAATCTCTAATTTTTGTTTTGCCCTCAATTCTCTTTGTTTTATATTAATTTCATCTTTATTTTTTTCTCTGTATTCTTTAATTTTATCTTTATATTTTTCTTTATTTATTTTATAATTTTCTTTTTGTTTTTTATTAATCTCATCTTTATTTGTTTCTCTATATTTTTTATTAGTTTCTATTTTTTTTTTTACTTTTTTTTCT